CTAGAACTTTAACATCTATATTAATAGGCGTCTCTACTTTACTAAACTTATTCTTAAGATATGTAAACAAACTTACTATATCCGCAGTTCGTTTAGGTTGCGTAGAACAATTCTTTATAATCTCTGTAGTATTCTTTGGGAATAAAGTATATGCCATTTTATCTCTTCTTTGTATTAGTCTATTTATGCTATAGCTTAACACAATTATCTGATGATGTCAATCTCTTTTTCGCCTGTCCATACTTCTATATCATTTCTTAATCTATTATCTTTTTTTAGATTCTCATATCGATTACTAGCTTTCTTCTTCCACCATTCAATGATATTTTCTAGATTATGTTTTTCATAATTTTCTTTATCTTTGATTATCTTATCAGTTTTGCCGGTAACTATATCTATGAAGTTCTTGATACCATAATTTGAGACATAGTATCTTTTCTTTTCAGTTAGATTCAATGCGTTCTTGATAGTATTCTCGAAGCCTTCATATTCTGGTGTGCCTTTAAGTGCAACTTTCGTTAATGACATTATCTTATTTGATATCTTCAATTTACGAGATGTAGCATCAGCTGGCACTAGAGGTTCGCCAATAGCAGTCTCAACATATTTCTTTAAATCCTCATATATTGGTCCATGCATCATGGGAAGAAAAGAAGAATCAGTTAGACCTTTGAATCGTATTAATGGTTTCATGCCATCATATTGTGAGGACGCCTTGGAACTGCCATACAAACTTGTTGTTTCAAACATACAGGTGTTCATTTTATATTTGGCGTTAAGCCTTTCACGAACCCAATGCGAACAACATATAGCGGCCAATAATTTGCCACCAAGATAATTAAAACCAAATGGTTGCGATGGCACAATCACAAAACCCATCATAGTGGTTTTATTAAATGCTGAAGCTCCTTCTGCAGTCTGCGAGAAGACCGACTCCAACATCTGGTTTCTTGGTTTCATATTAATTACTGGAGAACCAAGGCGTATAAACCCGACCCATTTCTGAGTATTTTTTTCTAATACAGCCAACCTTAAACATCTACCAGGAATACTGGTCATATTAGAATGAGACGAAATCATATTGAGATAGATGTCCCATTTGTCTTGTGGTAATTCCACAATTTCTAAATCCATATCTCTTGGATGAATACTAAAATCAGAAAACAAATCTTCTTCTGGTCCCATTCCTGGTAAAACAAAAGGTCTATCAGCTAAAGAGTTTAGTTTCTGGTCACGAATGTAATCATCGATTCTTTCAAATCGGTCAAAGTAATCTGAATAAACTTTTGCACAATGAATTGCCTGTTCTTTAGTTAAACTCATATTTTGAAATCGCCATACCCATTTTTACTTTCACGACTGCCAAATGTATTTAATGGTTTATCTGACTGAGTGCCAGTATCTAATAGTTCAAGTTGAGCTGATGGTTCTGCATCATATAATCTCATTTTAGCTCTGTCGATGCCTACAACGAATCTCTTATAATAAGACGGGTCGTTATATCTATTCTTCAATTGTTTAACCATAATTTGACCAAGGCCTTCAAGTTCTTCATTATTAATTAAAGCAAACATGAAGTCAGCTGTTGCTGGCAAACCAAATGATTCTGATGTGTCTTCTAGACCAGGGTCTGAACTAGTAAATCCACCTCTTGTGGTTTGTGTAGCAGACATTATTGGAACATTTGCCTCTACAGCCAACCCTCTTATTTCTTCTGCAATTGATTTAATATATGAATAACTATTCACATTAGAACCAGGTCTTATACGAGCAGATGTACATATATTTAAATAATCAATAAAGATAATTTCTGGTTTAAAACTCTTCTTCAAAGCAAGTTCATTGATAAGAGCTCTAAAGTGTAATGCAGAAGCAGCTGCAGTAGGATATTCTTTGATGATTAGTTTACCATGTGTTTTACTTTTTAAGTTCTCAAATTTAACATTAAAATCTTTCTTACTTAATGTATGCAATTCTGTCATTGTAACATCTAATAAATTAGCATCAATTCTTTCTGCAATCTTTTCTTCTGACATTTCTAAGGTAATATATAAAACATTTTGACCTTGTGATAAACAATTTGCAGCCATGTGACACATGAATAATGATTTACCAACACCAGTGCCAGCAAGAGCAATATTTAAAGTCTTAACTGGAAGTCCACCTTTAGTAATCTTATTGAATAAGTCTAAATCAAATTTAACTTTGTTTTCTACTTTATGCATCATCTCAAACCTAGCTTCTTGGTCTTCTGTATAATCGTGGCCGACATGGTTATCAAAAGATACACCAAGGGCATCTGATAGTAGTTTTGGTATTTCACCTTTTGATTTTTTGTGTTCTTTGTCATCAAGTATTTGAACGGAATCCATAATAGCATTATAGATTGCTTTGTTTTGGCAGAACTTTTCAGTCTCATTGATTAACCAGGCTGTATCGGTTGGTTCATTCTTTGTGAGATGAATTTGTTTTAGAAGTTCAATAGATTCAGAAACTTGAGTTTCATTCAAGTCCTTCTTCTCTGTAAAATTAATTACAAGAGCTTCATGTGTTGGTGGATTTTTGTACTGTTGAATAAAATCAAAGACCTCTTTGAAGACTATCTTTTCAGAATTGTCAGCAAAGTATTCAGGTCTTATGAATGGTAAAACTTTTCTTGCATATTCATCATTGTATATCAGGTTCTTCAGTATTGTCGATTCTAGTCTGTTCATGTTGTTTTTGTGCCATTATAATGTCGGATAGAATTTCTCCCATAATTTCTTGAAATTCTCCGTCTTTCTGTAGGTCATCTATATCATGTGTGCCTGGGGATAATATAGTAAAACCAAATTGTAGTCGGGCTCCTTCGCCTTCTTCGACTACCCTTGCTTTGTGGTAATGATATAGAACACCTTCATATTCTGGTATCATCAAACCAACTGCTGTCACAGGTGCATCTTCAAAATTGTAATCATCTGGATTGACATATTGCCAATCCTCATCCTGTTTATACTTTGATTGTTTCTGTTTTTTTGGAGTCATTGTTGTCCAAAACATCTGGAGATAATAAGCTATTCTCTCCCATAATGTTAGAATAGGCAATTTCATATTTTTTCTTCACATAGTCTGAGAACTCAGGATTATCTAAAATAGGTTTCATGAACTCATCTGTTTGAGTATCAGCCAATCTTACCTTATCTTGGATTTCACCAGTCGCTCGGTCAATTTTAGCATACCATCCTGGACTTGGTTTAGAAACAAACCCACCTTCTACTGCTAGAGGGATTATACCAGAATATTTTTGTATACCGCCTTCCCACGATACTGTTATAGGAATCTTACTCTTCTCTTTTACATATCGGGATTTTTCTACATTGATAATAAAGTTATATCCTGTAACTTCTTTTCCGTCCTTTTCTTGTTGACGCCCAACAATGTATATACTATCAGCTGAGTAATAAGAACCTGTACCACCACCAACAATATCTTTAGGGAACATACCAATTTCTTTGTAAGTATGATTAACTACAACCATAGGAATATCTTTAAGATTTAAATGTGGAGTAATCATTCTGAATAGAGACTTAACTTGTTTAGCACGAGACATATCTGCTACAGATTTGCCATCCATTGCATCATCAACTTCTTTCTTCGAAGCAAGATTACCAATAGAATCAATTAGAATAATGATTTTATCACCACGCTCAATCGCCTCTAGTTGTTTCATAATATCAAACTTGAGTTCTTCAATATTAGTTAAAGGAGTATGTAACACTCTTCCCATATCAATGTTAAATGTTTCAAAGTATTTCTTTGGTGTACCAAACTCTGAATCATAAAACAATAATACTGCATCAGGATATTTGTCCAAATATGATTTAGCCATCAATAAACTAAATGCAGTTTTAAAATGTTTAGATGGACCGGCCCACATTGTAAGACCCGGCGTTAATCCTCCATCTAGTCTACCAGAAAGTGCCACATTAACCATTGGTATTTCAGTAGGTATCATATCTTTTTCGGTAAAGAATTTAGACATAGAAAGAATAGAACTTTCTTTGATGGTCGAATTATTTTTTATTTTATCAAGTATATTCATTTGAACTCCTATTCAATATAAATCATATTATACATCATATTTGGTTGGTTGTCAAGCGGATTATAATTATTTGCCTATGGGTTACTCTTGTGATGGGGTACATCAAATACAAAAGTTATTCTAGTACAATCTCCAACATTATGTGTTCCATGTGGCAATTTATTATTAAACCAAAGAAGTGTTCCTGGCTCAACAACCACTTCTTCATCACCACAATGATACTTATATCGTCCTTGTATTGAAAGATGATATCTATCTTTGGTTAAATAATATGTGCCTTGGTCTATATGTGTTCCCACCACACCGGCAACAGGCAGTGATAGAAAACCACATCGGTTAAATTTACGAAAGTGCCTTTTAAGAAAACGAATAATCTCAGTGTGTCGTTCATACGCTGGAGTGTTAATGCACATTTCAGTATTATAAACAAATTCATCCGGATGACTAATCCCGCCCATTACTAATTGTAACACATCAGCTGTAATAATATACTCTTGTGAATCCAATTGTTTTATGTTTTCTAAATCTTTTTGGTTATTCCAATCATCAGAATATTGTTCTAATTGGGCTTTAATTTTTGATACATTAATGCCTGTTTTGATGATTCGTAAATTATTCAAAGAACGTCTCCAATGTTATTACATTTTCATAATTGATGATTTAGGAATAAGTTTATTGTTCTTATCAATGGTATATGGTACTACATTTTGGTGGTCTTTGTCAAGGCCTTCTTGGTTCTTTGCCTGTCTATATGACATATTTGATGCTACCAGTAATAGTACAGCCAAAGGGTCAAAAACAAAAATGATAATAAGAATAACAAGTCTTACCGCCTTATCAATGATGTCTTTATCAGAATATCCATAAACCAATTCTGCCACATATTTAATAGGACCAATTTCGGCAGATAGTTTATTTTCTTCAGATAATAGTGGAAGTCTTTCGTTAATAAGAACTTCGAGTTCTGATTGTGTTGATAATACAAGTGCGTTAGTTTTTCTACTGATTTTCTCGGGGTCATCACCTGCTTTTTTAAGCAAGTATTGAAGCTTATTATTTAGTAGATATTCTCTCTGGTCAAGCATCTGTATTTTAACTTGATTAGAACCTATCATTATATTAGTATCAATATGGGCCTTTGATAGAAAACCAAAAATGCCCATGGACGTGATTAACATAAGCAACACAATGGCTACTAAGAAATATGTCTTCATGAGCAATGCAGTTTCTTTCCAGTTATTATATACCCATGATGCAGTTACCAATTTAGCAATCTCTAATGCACCACCCATAATAACTATTGGCCAAAAAGCACCAGGAAAGATTTGGGCTAAACCAATAATAGAATAATAAGCAGCTATCGATGATAGGCCTATTGCTGTGAAAAATGGTATTAAATAATTTGTTTTCATTGGAGTTTTCTCTGGCAAACTCTTAAATATTTCTGGTATCTCTGGCACCGTATCTATGTTGCTAAACATTTTAGGCTCTTCTGTATGGGGTTCTTGAACTTTATCTTTTGGTTGTAGTATATTTTTAAATAACATCTATTATTTATACACTCAACCGAAGAACGATTCTAATGAGTTTGATTTCTCTACTTCCCATCCAATTGAGTCTAGAATAATCCTAAGTGGGTCGACAAATGATTTCTGAAATTGTAATTCATAATCCACATACTCTTCAATATTAAATTCTTTTGGACAACTATTAGTGAATGATATAACATCAGTATGAAAGTTGTTTGGTTGTTTGAGATATATGAATTTAATCTTCTCGCCTTCTTGGATTCTTTGATGTCTTTTCTTGAGTCCTAGTTTATCAAGTTGATGATTATATACTAATGCACCACGAACATGAATAGGTGTTCCTTTACCCCATATAGATTTATTACAACTATATTGTTTGAGGCCATTCATTGACCTTGGAAAAGCAATATCTTCTACGGGTAGTTTTTTGAATTCATCTT